CTATATGTCTTTTATTGTATGCAGGAGAGAAAAAATCTATCCAAAGTTGTTCACGTTGAATTAAAGAAGAATTGTCTTCAACGTATTCTATAATTTCCCAATCAAAAAAATTAGCACCATATTTAGCGTACGCATTTTGAAGATGTAAACAATAATGTTTATTATTGTTTAATTGACTTTTGTGCGTGCGCCAACGACGAGCGATAGTTACCGAAGAGCCAACATACATGTCGTTTGTGACACGATTGACTATAGCGTAAATACCGCTTGTATCCATGTTTACTCCGTAGTTTTACGACGACGTTTTAGCGTATTAACTGGCTCCGCTACTGCAACTTCAGGCGTATCGGGATTGTACCGCACCCAGCCGTTTTGTTCATCGAATTCGGCTTCTAACTCCATAGTAGCAATCTTGGTACCGTGAGTTGGATGTTTTAGGTAAATGTGCATAGTTTGGCAACGGGGGCTTGTGGCCCCCGTTTATTAAGTGCAATGGATAATTGCAAAATTAAGGACAACAGCTTCAGCAAGAGGACTTGCGCTAATGTTGCGCAAAGTTACTGTTGCTGATCCTGCGGTCATGCTAGATACAAAAGCGTTGTAAGACGCTGATGTGCCGTTAGTGACGTTTAAAAGCAATACATCTTTAGCCGACAATAAGCTATTAGTCAACGTAAAAGTCACGTTAGTAGTAGCTCCCAAAGAAGCTGCGTTCATCGTGATTTGACCAGCGGAAGTGTTTAAAGTCACTCCAGTTGATTTGCTAGTTAATTGAGTTACTGTACCTTGAGCAGCAGCAGCGTATCCAATTTCAGCAGTTGCGTACATTGTCGTACCAATAACGGTACTAGGTGTTACAGCACCAATAGGTGTGCTGTCAATTGTACCGCCTGATAAATCAGGGTCTGAGTAGGCTACTCCTACTGGTTTAGTATTAGACATAACATTTCCTTTTAAAAAGAAGGCACCGAAGTGCCCCCTTTACGTTAGATGCGATATGCAGTCCAAGTTGTGTCGCTAGTCTTACGCGCACGGAAGTGAGCTGATGTCAAAGCAGAAACAGCCGCCACACCAACAATAGTCCAACCAGTACCAACAGCCAAAGTGACGGCGTCGGATGCGTCGGTATTGATAACAAAGAAGTCAAATGCAGCGTTGACTCGTTGTGCGCTAGAAATGTCTGCCTCTAGGTCAGCGACTGTTGGCAATGTGAGGTTGCCGGCAGTGCCGTTAAAAACAAACAAACCACCTGAAAGTTGTTGAGCCGTTGCAGTTGCTGCGGCAGCCAATGCTGTAGGAGCGGTCTGAACGAAAAGAACTGCTTCGCCGTCCGAACCTGCGCTGATCTGATAACCGCCTGTGCCATTAGAAAGTGCCATGATAAATTTCCTTTAAATAAGTTACGAATGGGGGCCAAAGCCCCCACTGATTTAGCCCCAGAGACGGACGGCAGTGACGGGACGGATGGCGTTGTAGCCATACAGCACGTCAATACGGCAGGGGAGGCGATCGTTGTTGATGTCGTACTGACGCACGATACGCAACGAAATACCGTTGTGGACTTGACGGCTAGCCATATCCACACCCTGTGGCAACAACAAGTCAGCCGTAGCAAACGAGATCGCATCTTTGTGATAGATCAAGTTTTGCGGGTAGCTAACAGTAGCCGAACCAACCATTGTCACAACAGCAGAAGCCTGTGGGAATGTGTTGACAGTAGCCAATGCGTTCGATGCTGTGTACAGAGCAGGACTGATGTTCAGCGTGGCTGTTGAAGAACCAGTTGCCGCAGCAGTCACAACAAACTGTTGCAAGCTACCTGTCGATTGACGTGTCTGTGGGTTAACAGCAAACACACCAGCGATGGTGAATACGTCGCCCACGTTCCATGTCTTGCTCGAACCAGTAAAGCTGATTGGCAATGTTGACTGACCTTCAGTTGCGACAGTTGATGTCACAGTGATGGCAGTGCCCCAATCGCCGTTCGTGTGGTTGCTGATTGACTGAGACATATTGATCTCGTCCAGACCCAAAATGCCTTCACCCATCATGCCGTTTTTGAACTGGCGGCTGATAGTGCCGGTTGGGTTAAACAGACCTTTCATGCCCTCAACCAGACCGGCGTTGGCAGCAGGGTTAACTGTTGCGTAGCGCTGATCCATTGGAGTGGCAAATTCGTTGAGCTTCTGGTTAGCTTGCAACAGAACCAAGGAAGTCGCAGGCGTAGTACCTGGTGTGCCGACTGTGTTGTAGATGCCTTTGTACGAAGTCGCAACGTCGGCGTCAACCGAAGATGCCAACTGCGAAACGCGAGGCTTCAAGACACGTTCTGCGAAGTCATCCAACTGCATTGTCAGTTCGGCAGAGGTGAAGTTAACACCAATGTGCTTCTGGCTGGAGACAGTCAGCGTTGTGAACTGTTCGTTGTCGGCCTGAACTTGCAGGGCGGCACCGTCAGTCACCAGCGCACGATCGGGCAGGCGGATACGGAGAGTTGAACCAATTTTGGCACCTTCAACAGCGAAGGAGTCGTCATACTGGCGGTTGACGTTACGGGTAAGCACAAGGTTGTTCTCAAGAATTTCGAGAGACTTCCGTGTGATCATATCAATGGTTAAGAGTGAATTACTCATTTTAATTCCTTAAAAGTAAGTTAGCGGTTGCGTAGCGCTTCTTGCTTTTTAACCTGACGCTGCCGTTCAGCTTCGATCCAATCTGAGGTGCTCATTGTTTTAATTGAGCGGGGGTCAGTCGTATCGTATGCGGGCGAACCCGTGCTTCTGGCAGTAATCGGACTAATAGGCGTTGGCGCGTTAGATGTCTTCTTAACTGGTGGATCAGAGGCTAATTTAGCTTCCAACTTACCAATTTCCTTAGCCTGCAAAATTGGCGATAGGCGGGCGATGCGTTCAGCTTCTTTCGGATTAGCGCCTAAGTGGTAAGCCACTTCGGGACCAATATCAGATGCTTGAATCGACTGAGCCATCACATCAGTAATTGGAAGGTTTGGGTTATAGGCGACTTGCTCGAAGTCGTCATACTTCTCCCGTGCCTTTTCCTCTCTGTCGTGATACGACTCTAGGAGTTCCGTCCTTTGCTTTTGCTGCTCTCGTTGTGCCAAAAGTTGCTCGGCTTTCTGCGCTGCTAGTGCTTCTACATACGCATCGGTCGATTCAAACTGTTCTGGCGCTACGGGAGTAGCTGGCTGCACAGGTGGTTGCGCTCTTTGAGCCTGCTCTCTTTCCCACTTACGTTGCTCTCTTGCGAGCCGTTTTCCAATGGCTGCATCCAGTTCTTCCTGACTAAAGGTCTTGGCTGGTTGCTGGTCTTGGTCTACTTCCGGCGTTTGTACTTCAGATACTGGGGCTACCGTAGCTTCCAGTTCCGGCGCGGGATTTACTTCCGCTTGGCTTACTTCTTCTGACATTTTTGTTTCCTAAGAAACCCTGGTGGGCGCACCAGTACGTTTAATATACAATATTTTACTTAGTTTGTGCTTTTTAATGCAGCTACATCAGCCTGTAATTGAACAATCATTGCTTGCTGCTCTTGGATTGCTGCTGTTAAAGTAGCCACTAGGAATGATGTATCTACGCCTTGAGGACGAATATTGCCATTTTCATCAACGGCGTCTTTTGTTCCTGTTACGCAATCAGGGATAACTTCTTGTAGCTGATGGGCAATAAAACCTTGCCCTGCGCTACCATCTGCTTTCCATTTGTATGTGCATGGCTTAAGGGCTGCTACTTTAGCAAGCGCCCCTACCATGGGCAATATGTGTTCTTTTAGTCGATAATCCGAAGATGTGTTGTACGAAACTATCGTCTCACTTTGAGAAATATTACCGGACGCTACACCAACGCTATTTAAAAATATAATTGGTCCTGCGGTATACGTTGCGCTTGTTGTTCTAAATACAATACCATATTGATTAGATGCGTTCCAATTTATAGCAACCTTAGCCCCAACAACAGGCGATGTTAAACCTATATATAGATTACCGCCTGAAGCAAGACGCATTTTTTCCGCTACAACATCCGCTTCACGGGTAAAAAACGCCATAGTGGTATTGGTGTAATCCGCTTGATCTGGGAGTGCATATATACTTGCAGCTTCTTTTAAAACGTCAGTTGTAGACGTTCCAGAAAAAGCAATTCTTGTAGCCTTTGTAAGCGCATTTGCATTACTAGTGTTGGTGATACCAATACCATCATTATCGGTGCTTGACGCAATACTTAAACGCTGACTTGGTGAGTTTGTACCAATCCCCACGTTACCTGAAGAGTTAATACGCACACGTTCGGTTGGTGTACTAGCACCGTCAGCGGTTGTAGAAAACACCATGCGACCAGGCATATCGTTTAGCCCAGGCGTGCCGTCTACTGCTACGTCAATAGCTGCGGCGATTGGATTTAAAGACGTGCCATCCGCACCAGCCCAATATATTGATCCTAAATTGTCGTTAGCTTGAACGGTTACAACACTTCCCGCCGTTGTGCCTCTTGACTTGCCAAATACTATACGTGCGGAATTAGAGTCGTCTCTGTTTAAAACAGTAGTAAATGCAGAAAGGTCAGTAGCTTTTAATTCGTTAAAAATTTGAGATGATGTTGTATTTTGAAAGCTGTTGCCAACACTTCTTGTAGAAGTTGCACCAACAAGTACATTGCCTGCAATAGTCGCAGAACCGGCGGTAACCGCGCCTGTAATAGTCGCAGCAGATGCGCTAATCGGACGTCCAGCAGTCAGGTTAGCAACGGAGACTTTAACTGTTCCACCACTCTGAACAATAGATAAAATCTCAGAACCCGTTAATGGTGTAGTCGCTGCATCTAAAGCAGAAACAGGAGGTATGGCAAAAATGTTGTCATACGTTGCAATGAGTACGTTGTTGGCATCATTAAGAACAAACTTATATGATTGGTCTGTAAGCCAAATCTCGCCACCAGGCACACGCCCTGCTGAATCCAAAATTATCGGATTGGTATGGGCAACATCGCCAATAATAGTTGTGTAGCTAGTTTGCGGTGTTGTAGTACCGCCGGCATAAGTAAACAGTTTGCCACCGGTTAAAGGAACGCCGTTGTTGTCGAAAAACTGGGCAGCAGCGCCGCCTACCGGAGATAAAAAGACAGACATAACGTGATTCCTTGTTAAAAACTTAATTACATATAGTAACTAATGTTTAATGTAGCACCAGCAGCTTGTTCAATAAATTGAATGTTGATCAAGTCACCATCGTATTGCAATGGAACGCCAACAGCTAAAGGCATACCAATCAAAGCGGTAGGGGCTGTCTTGTCATCACGCCAGCGAACGGCTTGACCTTCAGCAATAATCAACGCAAAGACAGGTTTGGAGTTTAGACCATCGGGTGTTTGAACAGGCACAGTAAGATTAGCTGCGCTGCTTAAAGATGTAATTTGCTGGTAGCCCATACAGGTCGTAACAGCTTTTAAATTGGCTGACATATTAAAATCTCCGGTGTTCAGTAAACGATCTTAAACGAATTGGGAACTCTTGCCCAGATGTTGGCGGTAAAACATTAAATGTCCACCCCGTATTATTTCCGGCGTCTGTTGAATCTAATGCGTACCAAGTGTTTGCTACTGTAGCTGCGCTATCAATAATAGATAAATAATTTACAACCGCCAGAGACGTTTTTAACAAAGTAAAACGCGTTCCAGGGCTGCTAGAGTTCAGCGTCACTAAATTGCCCGCCGTACCGTTTACGTTAAAATTGTTGAAAGTTGTGGTTGTAGACGCTGGAAATGTAATGGTAGTGGGCTGCACGGTGTTAGTCATGTTGGCAAACGTATTCGCACCAGTAATCGTGAGCGTTCCAGCACCACCTTGGTTGAGTGTGTATGGATAGACAAGACCACCGCCAGCAAAAGTCTTAGCCGTTGCAAAATCCATGCTGATCGTGCCTGTGCCGCTAAAGGTCAATCCAGTAGTCGTTACTGTATAGTTTCCACCGTTAACCGCAAGTCTACCGTTCGTTCCTAAGTTTAAGGTGCGGGTATTGGTGTTAACAGAGCTAAACAAATTGACGGTTAATACCGTGCCATTGACGTTAAGAGTTCCGCTAGTCAATGTAACAGTGCCAGAGCAAGTTGCATTTTCTGCTAATTGAACTGTCCCGCTTGGAGAATCAATAGTGATAGGCGGTACAAACGTAGCCGTATTAGTATCTAAAATTTGTGTAGTGCCTTGACCAAGAAAACTCCATATTCCTGTGCCTGTCATTGTGACAACAGAAGATAGCGTTAAATTTTTATATACCCTAGGCGTTTGAGTTCCACTTGCAAGCGTCATAGCATTGCTGCGGGTAGAGGCATCTAATTCGCCGATCCACCATGAAGTGTCTAAAGTAATTGTTGCGCTAGTGTTTAGACCTGTATTCTCAATAATGACTTTGTCTTGCGCTAGTGGAAAGTTATTAGCGTCCACCGCACCACCAGAAGATAACGCCCAGCCCGTAGCTGACCAACTGCCACCAGCGACTAAGTTCCAATACACATCTTTAGCTGCAACAAATGTAATGCCGCTATTACCTAATCCATTACCTAAACGTGTGCCTGTCCAAGTGCCAACAGAGCCAGCAGTTGCAATATCTCTAAAATCAACATCAGCTAGAGTAGCAAGCGTTCCGTTAAGAGTAATAGTGCGCTGCGTTCCAATGATGTCAGATTGCACTATCATTCTACGAATAGAAGTGTTTGCTGCGCCTAAAGTTAGCGTTCCGCTTACAGTCTGGTTTGCGCCTAAAGTTATTAATCTACCATTTCCAGTAGCGCCTCTAGTCGTTTGGTTAAAATCATTAAAAGTATTAGCGCCAGTTATTGCTGTTGTTCCAGCGCCACCACTTGTAAACGATGCGTTATAAAAAGTCTGCCCGCCGCCAATAAATGTTGAGGATGCGCCAGAGCAAGTAATCTGCGATGTACCAGCGTTAAATGTCAGCCCAGCAGTTTGTGTAAAGTTAATGGGTGTTGCGCCGCCATGTGTTAATGTAGAAGAACCTAAATTAACTGTTTGTGTTCCTACCGCATTAACAGCGAAAGACGAACCTGTTATATTAAAATTACCACTATTAAATGTTCCATTAATAACTAATATGCTTTGCGATGTACCGTATGTTATTGCCGAACCCAAAGTCCATGCGCCGCCAACACCGTTAAAAGTTATATTTGTAGCGACAAGATTCACGCCATTAGTTGTAACCGTCTTGCCTGTGGTAGTTGCTCTAAAAGTTACAAGTGCGCCAGCACTAGCTGACCAAGTAAGCCCCGTTGCTGGCAAAGTCATCGAACCATAAGGGTCTATTCTTCCTGTAGAACCTAAGGAAAATGTGACATTACCTGATAATGGGCCAGCAACCGTCAAGTCGTTACAGACAGCGTTCGTGCCTACGGTGACCGTATATAGCGTTGCGTTAGACAGCGAATTAAAAATGACATTGTCAGCAGATGTAGGAGCAGAAGCACCGCCTCCACCACCAGAAGTAGCCGACCAGTTTGTAGTTGTGGTCGCATCCCAAGTACCTGTACCGCCTACCCAATAGCGATCAGCCATTATTCCTCCGCCGGTGGGTTAACAATGTCGTACCAAACATTAAAACGATCAACTTCAATCGTGTTAATTTCTTGAGCAGAAAGAGAGTTGATGTATTCGGGCGTGCCGACAATTGCATCTTTCAGCACATAGCCTTCATAAGACGCAACAAAATCAATCGACATTGAGCCGTCAGGGTTGGTAATTGGTGGGTCACTAACAATATCTGGGATTATCATGCTAAGAACCTTAGCTTGTAGAGAGTGGAAAAATACAACGCCAGAATTTCATCAATCAAATTCTGAAGTGGCGTATCTTCTTTTTCGCACACTTCATACCGGCACTTCTCAATTTCTTTGACCTGATCTTCTAAAAACTCAAGAACATTGGTCGTTTTCTTAGCAGATTGTAGACCGATTGGGCCAATTAAACCATGCTTTCCTTGATAGGCTTCAGCAAAATTATCCGCCAAATCAATGATGTTCTCGTAGAACTTTTGCAAGGCTTTGTGCTTAGAGTACGACCTGGTGTTGAGGTGTACAGAATGAACAACGTCACGGGCTAAAAACAACATCCCTATAAAATCCGAACATTTAGCCATGATTTGCATACGCCCCGTGATATTTCTCTCTAGCCATAACAGCTACAAGTTCAGCCAATTCTAAATCGTCAAAACCGCCGATATTTTTTTGTTTGTTATTGGATTTTATAAAAACAATCCATTTATTTCGTACTTTTGACCAAGAAACATTTTTTACACCAGATTTGCTATTGTTTTGCGCTGCTTTGTTAAATCCGTTTTCGCTATGCGAACAAGCCCGTAAATTTTCTATCTTGTTGTTTGCTTTGTTTCCGTCAATATGATCAATTTCAGCAGGCAAAAAACCATGTTGCATTAAAAAAATAATTCTGTGCAAATAGTATCGCTTTTTTTGGTAATTTATACTAGTGTAGCCTCTTGCCGAATCAAAGTGTCCAGCTTTTGTTCCAATTGGATCACGACGGCAAGGTTTTATTTTCCAATAAAGCGCGCCGTCACGGTACTCAAACAGTTGATGCGCTATTTCTTGCGTAATCATTGTTGTGGCTCCATCGGCATTTGTTCAGGCGGGGGCATCATCTCAGGCGGAGGCATCATCTGTTCTTGTGGCATCTGGAACTCTTGACGCTGTGGAGCACCACCAATTAGATCACCCGTATCCAAGGCAGCAGCAATAGTGCCGCTCACAATGTCCTGAATCTGTTCAAAGGTCATGCCAGCTTGCACGGCAGAGATGCGCTTAGTCTCGGCATCAAACGCCTTGATCTGAGCCTCATAATCCGCACGTTGCTGCTCCTGAACCTCGACAGACTTAGACACATTCTGAAGCATCTGCATCATCTGCTGCATCTCTTGGTTCATCGCATCCATCTGCATCTTAGCAGCCTGCATCTCAGGCGAGTCATCCCCACCTTCCATGATCTTAGGATCAATGGTCTTGGCAAAGCGCTTGGACATCTCCTGCGCACCAGGCCAATCCATGTTCTTAATGAACAGATCGCCCGCAACCGCCCACAACTGGGGGTTACCTTGCAAGAGCTGCGCCATCGCTTCTAGAGCTTCCTGACGCTTAGTCATGTAGCTTGGACCGGTCGTCACGCACACATCGTACTTACCCACACCAAGGTTGTAAATCTTCTCAAGCACAATACCTTGCTGATCCACAATCTTATTGACCGGCATCGGCTGGTTAGGGTTTACCTTAACAATGTCTGTCTCGCCATCAATGCCAATAATACGAGCAATACGCTCGGTATCATAAATCTTAGGCACCAAGTCCACGATCTGACGGGTGATGTAGCGCACAGCACGGGCTAAGTTATCCACATAGTGGTATGTGCCGACATCTGCCTGACGCTCTCGGGCTAAGATCGCCTTACCAGAACGCTCGTTAGAGGTTTGACCGAGGCTTGAGTCATATTGCCCTGTGGTGCCTTTAATATCGTCACTAGCGCCCATTTTGGCTTGAATTAAGCCTGTTTGGGGGAGCGGTGGGGGCGCACGTTGTGGCAGGGGCAGTACACCACCCGCACCGTCAGTCACATCGGGGTTGACTTCCAGATACGGCCAGTTGGTCGTATTCGCCGTCTTCCATTGCATCTCGTAGCCTTCAAACTGACCACCATAGCCAATAAACGGGGCTTTGGGCGCCAAGGCTAACATCTCAGCTTCTTGGCTTGTCCAGTAGTTATACATGCGCTGCGCATCTTTGGCGTTACGCACAATACCAGAGACATAAATGCGACCATCAACCTCAAATTCGTTACCGACCACTCTGACCACAGGAATAGAGGCACCCGCCCAATCTTGGGACTCAAGCACCTCAAAACCGTTAATCTTGCACCATTTGACCTTCTTAATGTCAACAATGCGGGTCTTGATAGGCTTCATGCCACGCATAACCATCTCTTGATCTTCAACCGAGCCTTTCATGGCACTTACATTACCGTAGTACAGGTTGAGCGTTGCCTTCTCATGCTCAATGTAGAAATACTCAGCAATCCTGACTGTATTCTCGCTTACCCACTGCGAGATAGAAGCGTCCCCAACACCTTGCGCCATCATCGAGGATATTGGCTGCGCATCAGGGAACTGACGCTCATAATCTTCTTTGGTCAGGTCTTCAGTAATGAAGCACCATTGCGCATCCGACCCACAAGGGTCTTGGATGGTGGGATCCATGTAGACACTGAAGCTGTTACGAATGCGACCAATCTTAATGTCTTGGTTAAAGGAGTTATCGTCGCAGTACTCAGTCAGCAGACGGATATAGCCCTCGCCATAGGAGACTTGGTTTTCACACGCCGTGTCATACGCCACATCCGCATCAGAGATGTACTCAATGTGGCGAACCAGCCCGTCAAAGATCTCAGCCACTTCAACGTCAGCCTTATCGTCCACGGGAATTACCTTCCCACTTGGTCGATTTTGGCGTTGATCGTTGGTAACTTGTCTGACGTGCTGGGGGAGTTTGTTGATGGTAAGGCAGGGGCGGGCGTTGATGGTTTGACCTTGGACGGAGCCACGGGTGGCAAGCACGTCGGCTGGCCATTGCCAGGAGTTGTCAGGACTTCCAGCGTAGAATCGCAAGTCATCTAGCTCATCCTCTCGGCTCTCAGAATACGCCGATACGGCCATTGTAAAGCGGCTTTTGGCAACCGAGATGATGTCTTTTTCTTTCATACCGTACCTATAACGTCTTTATCTTTCATGACGAGCAGACCATCATATGCTTGGTCAATAGTGCCACTATACATGATGTGATCCCCCACCGATACCATTAGTGGGCGATTCGAGCCTTTCTTGCCTGGACCGACTGCAACCACCACACCCGTGCGCATCTCTTCTTCAGGCATGATAATTAGCCCAGACTGAACGAAGGGGTCGGGTTTGACTACGATGTTGTCATTTATTGGTTTTAGCATTTCTTTTCACAGAGTAAGCAATTGCAACGGCTTGTTTGACGGGTTTTCCGGCTTTGACTTCAGCCTTCACATTCTTACGGAAGGCTTCTTTAGTGGGTGATTTAACTAAGGGCATAATATTACCCAATAAGGAATGTGGGTGATTTAACTAAAGGCATATTACTTCTTCTTTGCCGTCTTAGCTGATTGTTTAAAATCTTTAGCGGTGGGAGCGTTCTTGCTGCCCACTTTATTCATCTTCTCGCCAGAGCCTTCTTTAATGCGCTCACGTTTGGCGTGGATATTTGCGTACAGTCCAGGTTTAGTAGCCATTTAACACTTCCATCGTTTAAGAGAAGCCTTAGCACGTTCGCCGTTCTCAGCCTTAGCTGCCACGGCTCCCATTCTTGCACAAAAGGACGCCTTGCGCCCTGCATCAGCCTTGGTCTTTGGATTCGGTGCTGGTGCTTTTAAATTTGATCCAGTAGCAGCATTATACTTCTCACGCCCTTTGGCAGTCAGCCCAGCCCCCTGCTTTGCGGGTAACTTCTCGCCTCGACCGACAGATAGAGATACACTCTTTTTTGCCATTTAGGAGCCCATCCAGCTAGTTGCCATGCCACTTTGTGAGTAATTTCTTGCCCTGACTACTACATTTGACTCTCTATGCGCCACAGGAAATGCAAAGGTCACACAGATCGCATCTGCCGCATCCGGTGAGGCTAGACCGCGGGCGCGCATATCCTTCTTTGACTCCAAAAAGATCGTACCCTTAGAATCCGGCTTCATTATAGGCGATATTAAATCAGTTTTTAGTATCCTGTCACTAGGAATCGACGCAGTTTTCAACCAATTACGCATTTCTCCCCACATTTCAGCCCGTTTGTTGCCATACATCATCGGGTTTTTGCTCTTACTACCAAAATTCACACCCCGAATCTTGTAGCGCTGCTCTTTTAGACGATCAACCACGCCTCCGCCCACGCCGCCCTCATCAACCACCACCATCGCAGGGGCATACTCCTCAATACACTCAATTACATGACCGACAACGGTCATCGTATCATCGCCCTTGAACCGTTTAATTGCAATAATGTCCCGTCCCTGACGGATGGCAATGACAGTGGAGTCAGAACCAAAGCGTGCAGGGTCAACACCCACGATAATGGGGGCGGAGTTGTCTTTATACTTCTCACGCTTCATCGCCTCGTCTACGATCAATGAAGATATAAACTGATCATCACCCGCTGAGGGGAAGGAGCCATAGACTTCGACCGCCGCCTGTGAGGAATCCGCACCATATTCCTCAATAATCTGCTCATAGACTTGTTTGTCCGTCCCTTCGACCGTGCGTGCATCCACAATCTTAGTCTTCCAGAAGTCACGCTTGGAATTAAAGCACTCAAAGAAGTAGCCAGTATTGCGCCGTGGGTTCGAGAAAGACAACCAGAACCGGTTCGGGGTGTTCTCAGTGAAGAATCCACTAGTCACCGCCCAGATTGAGTCATCAATACCAGATGCCTCATCAAAGATCACCATCACACCATCATAGTTGTGGACACCAGCGTAAGAGTCAGGGTTCTCGGCTGACCACAAGCGCCCTTCCACTGACCAGTAGCGTGTGCCTTTCTTTAAGTCTCGCTCTACCAATTCCGTAATCCACTTAGCCGGCATGAGACGTGTGGCGCTGACCTCAAACCAGTGGGAGTTCAAAGACATCGCCAACCACTTAGTAATCTCTGCCCATGTCACTGAACGGAGCTGAGACTCAGAGTTTGCCGAGATAATAG